ATCCTATTTGCAGGATGGGCTCGCGGAATATAGTTGTAAAGCGGTGAGGTATAATCCTTATCTGCTGGCCTATCCAACATATCATATTTCCGGGAGAGGAGTGTGTGAGCTTTCTGTGAATGGGAATTCATTTTCAGTAGAACTTACCGGAGAAGCATACATTGACACCGAGCGAAAGCTGGTTTATAGGTCGGATGGGACTGTAGTGAATAAGGCCGCGAAAGGGGACTTTGAAGATCTGTTCTTGCTTCCTGGAGAAAATGAAGTCGGATATCATGGTGCTTTCCAGGTCCAGGTCATACCAAACTGGAGGCGGTTATAATGATTGAAATTTATGAGGCGGGAAACGAGGATTTCCTGCACAACGGGGATATGACATTGTTGCCTGAAAGCTGTGAAACAGAGTGCGAACTCAACGGAAGTTGGGAAATGGAATTATCACATCCAATAGACCCGGATGGGAGATGGACATTGATACAGGAAGGGGCCGTGATTGCGGCTCCTTTGTTTCACTCAAAAAAGCAGCTTTTTCGGATTTACAAAAAGAAAAAAAACAGGATACGCGTCACAGCGTATGCGAGACCGATTCTATATGACGCGGCCAAGGAACTATATCTGAACAGGCTGGAAATATCGGGAACCGGGCAGCAGGTATTGAACTATATGACAAGAGGGCAGGAAAAGTACCGGGCATCCTCTGATATTATAAAAACAGCATATGTAGAATGTATAAGGACAAACCTGATTGAGGCTGTACAAGGTGATGGCGATCATTCCTTTTTGAAGAAGTTCGGAGGGGAGGTGTTCTATGACAATTATGAAATGATAATCAATGAGCAGATCGGCGAAGATAATGGGGCAAAGGCGGAATTCGGATATAATTGCAAAGAGATCGAAGAAGAGATTGATATGTCGGATGTCATAACAAGGATTGTTCCGGTGGCGTATAACGATTACATGCTTGACGGGGAAACCCCGTGGGTGGATAGTCCATTGATTGGCAATTACCCGGTGATCTATACGAAAACGGTAGAGTTTAAAGACGTAAAGCTGGCGACAGATGCCAAAGAAGGAGAGGAAAGCTTTGATTCTTTAGAGGAGCTGAGGAGAGAACTTATAAGACGATGCCAGGAACAATTTCAGGAAGGTGTGGACAAACCGAAATGCAGTTATTCTTGTGATATGTACGCAATCGAGAATACAGAACAATACCGAAATGTAAAAGGCCTGGAAGCGATCGGGCTTGGAGATACGGTACAATGCAAAAATAAGAAATTGGGAATCACGACTACAGCGAGGGCGATTTCGATCACTTACGATAACGTCAGAAAAAAGAATTCCAAAGTGGAGCTGGGGGAGTTCCGTTACAATTACTTAAAAGAGATGTCATCGGTAGCACAGAGAGTGGAGAAGACAATCCGGGAAGATGGTTCCCTGGTTGCGGAGCAGGTTCAGGGGACGATTGATGCCATGAAAGCAAACCTGTACGCACAATCAACGGCCGCAAAAAAGACAAATTCGGCGGCGTTTTTGATCGAAGTGCTGGATGAACTGTCAGCGTTATATGGGGCGATGGAAGCGGGAACACAAGGCCTTCGGGTGGCGAAAGAGAAGCTGCCGGATGGGACGTGGGACTGGAAGACAGCCGTTACAGCAGCGGGAATCATAGCGGATCTGATCGTTGCCGGAAAGTTGTCGGACAAGCTGGGAAATAATTATTTTGATCTGGATGAAGGAGTTATCAATGCACAGAAAATGACGATTGGACCATTTGGGGTGACAACCGATGGATTCCTTTATATGAAACATGGAGAGACAACAAGTGATTCGTACTGGAGAGCGCTACTAGGGCCTGATGGACAAACAGGAGATACCCATTTCCGGTCGGATCGGATAGAGGCGGATACGGTACAGACAGACAATATTCATATTGGTACTGTTGGAGTTGATGAGAAGACAACAAAAACTGGGAGGGCGGAGTTCTCTGACGGCTCCTATATGGACTTCGTAGATGGAATCTTTGTAGGAGGGAAGACTGCAGAAGGGGGAACTGTCTGATGGGATACATTGAGAATGGAACAGAGATAGCAAAAAAGCTAAATAAACAATACGGATGGGCTAGAAATCCGATTGTTTCGTACCTGGCAAATGCCCAGCAGGAGTCCAACCTCAATCCGGCCTCCTTTCAGAGCGGACAAGGAAACTGGAATTCTGGCGTAGGCTTGAATCAGTGGACACCGGGAACGAATCTACAGACTAGAGCGCGGGCGATCGGGAGGACGGATTATTTGACCATCGACTGCCAGCTTGCGGTTACTGATTATGAAAGAAGAACAGGGATCCAGTACTATGCGACAAGCGCTTACAATATTTCCTTTAATGATTTCATAAAATCATCAAGGGATATCGAATGGCTTACCTATGCGTGGGAGGCAAACTATGAAAGAGCCGGGACTCCAATGATGGAGAACCGGCTTCGCTATGCGCGGGAATGGGATACAAGAATTGATGGCATCCTGAAAAATATTGTGGAGGAAGCGGTACAATGGGCCATTGATACAGCAAATGACAGCTCGCACGGATATGACCAAGGGAATCGATGGGGACCGGATTATGACTGCTCCTCGTTTCTGACAACGGCGTACCGAAAAGCGGGTCTGTCTATCGGCGGAGGAACGGCAGTTAATACCGCAAATATGAGAAGCTATTTTATGGCGGCGGGTTTCCAAGATGTGACAAGTCAGGTGAACTTCCGGTCAGGCTCTGGAATCATTCGCGGAGACGTTTTAATTACCGGGCAAAAAGGGCACACGGCCATGAGCATCGG